AGTAAATAAGACCAAAGGGTTTTCTTTATCAAACCAAAACATCCTACTGCCGCAACAGGCATCTAATATGATTTTTGCTTCACTCATTTCCAATTAATAAACGGTTAATAATAAAACAATCAGTCCTCCGGAAATTGTGGCGTACAAATCTTTTTTATCAAATACGCCTCCGTGTTTTTTGTTGTAAACCTCACGCAATACCCCGGTTAAAATTACTGCTATCAATGCGATAATACGTGCAATCATTCCCGGAATCCCGATAAATGAAACCAAACGCAAAACCAACATTACAACAATCATTCCCGCTATAATATGCAATAATTTATCGTGCGGGATTGATACTATTAATTGAAATATCTTTTTCATCGCTTTTTTTCTGTTATGTTATACAATTTTCTGAAATATATTACTTTGTTATCGCTCCGGCTTGTTCTGTAACATTTAAGCCCAACCGCCGGACAATCGTCTTTATGGATAACGCAACATGCGCATCTACTCAAACATACAAATTTGCCAACCTTTTCAATCAGTTTATCAGACGGTTTAACCCATATTTCCGCAATTATTACCATACCCCGGTAAACTGCACGTTCTCCGGGGCTGTATTGCCTATCGGGGTCTAACGGTTGTGGTTTCTTTATTCTCATTTTCTATCGAACTAACCAACAAATCCAAATTTTCCTCTGTTCCGGAAATTGAAATTCTTGCTTTCCCTGCTCCCATTACCGCCAATTCCGTAATTGTACAATCATATTTGCCTGCGGATTTTTGAAACTTTGCCGCCTCATTTAATGGCAATATTTTTGTTATCTCTTTCATCGCTCACGTTTTTAGTATTTTACATTACAAAGTTAATAATTTCTTTTGGTTTTTATCCATATCAGCCGGAAACCAACGGAAAAACAAAGCAATTTAATTTCAATATCTAAATAAACGTCATGTCCTTTTACGCCCTCAACCATAACTCCGGGCGTCAAATAAAATTGCTTATACTTCCACAAACTTTGCAGATACAAATAAAACCCGATACGTCCAATATGGAATCCGATTGTTTTCATTTCTCTATCTGTTTTTTTATCTGTTCCCAACTCTTTTTGTCAATTACCATTTTCCGGGGGTATTGTATTATTTCGCCCTTGGTATATACAAGATTATAGATACCCAATTGCCCCTTAATTGGCATTTCAACAACACGTCTTGGGTTGCGCATCATCCATCCGAAACCCTTTGTTATTTTTGCCCTCTTTTCCTTTGGAATCCGGGTGTTTTCCCAATCCTCCGGCGTAAACTCTTTTATCGGCTTCACGTCGTACAACTCAACCAATCCCAAAGTAACGCCGCTTTCCATTCCGGGATAAACCGGTTTTGCCGACGAACAAATAAGAACGTCGCCACGGTATGACGTTTTTTTGCTTCTAACTTCAATTGATTTTCGCCCGTAAACAACGCCGTTTTCGTCTTTGTATGCCGCCGTTACCAAATCATTTGCGTATGGCTGTTTGACGGTCAACGCACGCCAACGGTCGTGTTTTTCGGGGTCATATTCTTTGCTATTAAACTGCATAACTTTATTTTTTATCTTTCCCGGCGGGTTCCTTGTAATGGGCAAAACCAATTGGTCGTATCGGTTCCGGCTCCGGAACGGCTGCGTCCTCCTTATTGTATTCAAAAGAAACAATAACCGTTCGCCCCTTTGTCCGTGTCCCAATCAGCCGGGAACCCTCCGGGATTTGAATTTTAATTTCGTTCCTCATTCTCAAAATGGCAAATCATCTTCGTCTTGGTCGGGAATTGGCGGCGGCGGTGTTGGTGCACCTCCCTGCTGCGTTGTTTGTCCGTCTTTCTTTGGCGACAACATCTCCATATTAAACCCGTAAACTTCTGTAATGTATCTTTTGACGCCGTTGTTGTCCTCATAACTGCGGGTTCTTATTTTCCCCTCAATATAAAGTTTATCGCCCTTTTTTACATACTCTTTTGCAACCTTTGCCAATCCATTTTGCAAAACAATATTGTGCCATTCGGTGCGCTCCGGTACTTCTGTACCATTTGCCGTTTTAAATGCTCTGTCAGTTGTCGCCAACGTGAATTGCGCAACCGAACCGCCGTTGTCGAAATCTTTATACTCCGGGTCTTTTCCGACGTTACCCATTAAAATAATTTTGTTTACACTCATAGAAATATAGCTTTAAAAATCCAACTTCCAATACTCCATAACGTCCAAATGTATGACGCAACCGTTAACGCCACGAACGTATAAAATACAATTTTATATCCGGTTTGTTTTTTGATTTTCATCTACTTAAATTTTACGCCATCCAACAAATATTCTTTTTTCATATCCGACCATCCGGCGGCATGGTTTATCGCTTTCCGGTCTTCGTCGTAAACAAATCCAACTATCCAACCGCCGACGTTTGATTGTTTTATTAGTCTTACCAATTTACCGACGAAAAAAGAACGGTATCGGTAATATGCTGAATTTTCACTAACAAACAAAACCCGTCTTTCTGCATTTATTTCGGGCGGATTTTCGATTTGCGGGCGTTTCTCCCTTTCCGGGTACCTTTGTACCCTTTTAAAATCATTTTGGATTGAACGGCGGGAAATTGCCCCGTAATCGGGTGTTCTTTTTTTCGTCCTCATATTTTCAAACTTCTGTATTCGTTTTTAAGCAATTCAATAATCCGGACGTTGCCCGGATATATACGCATTTTCGTTTTATCCCCATTCTCCCAACATGAATGATGTTCAAAACATAGTATATTTATATTTCTTGCATCATGCGCCATTTCGGGAAACGCTCCACGGGTCAATATATGCGAAGAATAAACGGCGGAATAATTCCGTAACGGCTTTAAACATTCCTCGCATCTGTGCGGCTTATGCTCCCAAACCCACCGGAAAAACCGTTGGTTGGCAACGGGAATGTCGCCACGTCCTAAAACGCAATGCCCGAACAATTCCCGTTGTAACTCAACACGCAACCGTATATCTAACCGAAAATTACGAATATCCAATAACGGCTCGTAACCACGTGCAACACAATATTCATATTCGCAACGCTCGGTCAACAATATTGGCTCCATTACATATTGTCTGTATCGTCCGCCGGGTCTGCCATTTCCGGGAACATATCATTTTCATTTTCGTTGTCTGCATCATTTACATAAACCAAATCGTTTGCCTCTCCATCAGCCCCGAACAACTCCAATTGGGCTTTCTTTCCCTCAAACAGAAATTCGTAAACCTCGTTTTCAATATCGCAAACAATGTTTTCCAACTCTTCCTCAAAACCGAACGTTTCAACGTTATATTTCATTCGTGGGGTATTGATTGCTGTTTTCTGATTGTTTGATATGGTAAACAATCCGGTTAAAACGACGCCTACGTTATCATCTTGCCCGGACAAAGAAACGCCCCTAACCTCTATATTGTCCAAACATTCTTCCGCAAATGCGGCTGCAATATCTGTTTGTTTCTTTGTTGCTTTAAACTCCGGCGTTGCCATCATGGTTTTAAATGACGTTATGTTGAATACACGTCCCATAATCGGGCGCAAATCATTAAACAAATGACGCAAATCCGGGTGTATGTCTTTTGCACTCAATACATGGTATTTGTTCGTGTAACTCTCATTTCCGACAACTTCCGTTACTTCATAATGTACGTCTAACCCGCCATCTTTCAATAACTTTACTTTCGATAATGAAAACTTTTCCTTTGTAGGAATCGGCATAACATTTTGTTTTTTTTCGCTCATAATTTTTAATCTTTATTGTTTCCCGGTTCCTCCGGGTCGGTTTCTTCTTGGAAATACTCGCACGGTTCATCATCAGCACAACGACCGGACAAACAACATACCGGATAATCCACGCAATCAATGCACATTTTTTTTTCGTTCATAATTTAAAAGTCTGTTTCATTTAACAATTTTGCAACCTTGTTTTCCGGCTCTGCATCCGGTGCAAATATCGGTTTCGGGTCGTGAACTAAAACTTCCCTTTTTACCTTTTTGGTCTTTGCGGGTTCCGGTTCCGGGTTAAACTTCAATTGTTCCGCCGGATATTCTTTTGGTTTCAGTTCTATAATACCATTTTCCACCAAAACCGGAATACAACGTTTGCAGGCTTTCACGTCCTCCAACGCATCATGCGCCGGGAATGTTTCGCCGGGGAAACACTTGTTGTAAAGTTCCTCCAATTTCGGATATTTGCCCGGACGTCCGTCTGCATACAATGCGCCAACAAATTTAATTGTTTTCATCATCGTATCAATTCGTTTGCCCTTAAACAATGCGTCCTCCGCTTTTGCGTCGTAATACTCACGCCCCATAATTCGCAATATCATTGCTTTTACAATTGACGTATCAAAGTAAATGTTGTGTCCTACCAACAAACGGGCTTTTTCGCAATCCTCCAAAAATTCGCCTATAATATCAGCAAATGGGACGCCCTCGGCGTTTGCTCTCTCTGCTGTAATTCCGTGAACTTCTGTTGACGCTTCCGGTATTTCCCATCCCTCCGGCTTAATAATGTAGGAACGTTCCTTTTCGTTTACCGCCCATGCCAATTGCACAATATTTGGAAATTCCGCAAAATCAACGTCCCATTTTGCGCCCTTTGGGGGCAACCCGGTTGTTTCACAATCGAACGTCAAAACATCTTTCATAATGTCGTTTATCTCATTTCCTTTGCTGTCTTTCAATGTTACTTTTTTCATAATCAAATTTCATTTGGGTCTGCTATATATATATAATATTCTTCACTTGCAAGTTGTTTTAAAAAATCGATATGTTCTATCAATTCCGCATTGCTCAACTCTGATATTTTACGCAACCGGGTTTCATATTCCCCGGTTTCAATATTCGGTATTTGCTCATACATTACCGGGGACAACTCACGCAATCGGCGTTCGGTTTGTTCCTCTGTCAGACGCTCCCCGGCTTCCCAAATTCCGGTTCTGAATGTTGGTACAACGTAATTGAAATAATAACCTTTCAATGCCTCCGACGAACCGGGGGACGCAACGGTAAAACGGGCGATTATGCGGCTACCTTTGTGCATGGCAAAGAATTGGTTCAACTCTCCAAAATACATTTGTAAACCGCCGTTATTATTAATCATTCCCGTTGCTGTTATCTCTCTTTTCCTCATTGTCTTTCTTTTCTTGGTCAACCAATTGTTTCATTGTAATATTAAACGCTTCGCCGCCAACTTCCAATATAAACTTTCTTTCGCTGCTTGAATATCCCTGCAACTTCTTATCCATTGCATTTGCATACAATACCGTCATTTGTCCCGGTTCAAAAACTCCTCGTTCCTGCAAACGGTCTATCGGGTGCCGCTTCAATGGTGCGTCCGCCATCATTCCGGCTTTTCTGCGGGTGTTTTCCAAATAGGAAATAACCACTTTCAGATTATTATAAAATTCGGGTGTTTTCAAAACGTCCGAAATTGTCATTTCTTTAACTTCCATATTGTTTTGTTTAAGGGACGCCGGGAAACCGACGCCCCGGTTAATTACTCGTTTTCTGTGTATTCCTCAATAATTAAATCCTGCTGTCCCCTTACAACACTTTCAATAAAACCTTGGAATCCCTCTTTTTTTGCCAAATCCAAAATTGCCTGCAATCTCTTTTGTCCCAAACTTTCGCCCCTCGCAATTCTGAATACCTTAACCGTTGGGTTACTTGCAATAATCAGTTTTGCGGCAACCTCCATTATTTGCGAATCTGAAACCTTTCCGGCGACAAATGGGACGTCATTTAATACTAACCCATCATCACTAAACGAAAGCCCGGAAATCGGCAATTTCGCCGACGAAATAAGTTTTTCACGCTCGGCGGATAATTCCTCAATTTCTGAATCCATCTTTTCCGCTTCTGCTTTTTTGTCGTCTGCTTGTTTTTTCTTTGAAAGATAATCGGCAACCTTTGCAGCCTTTTTGTTGTGTTCCTCGGCTTCTTTCAATTGTTTTTCTGTATCGAAATTATTCGGGTTCAAAGCCTCATAATCTGTTAACCATTTTTCGGCACTTGCTATTTTTCCCTCATAATCTTTCTTTTCTTCTTCAACGACCGAAACGGTTTGTTTATACGTCTTTTCGGCTTCTTCCATTGCTTTCTTTGCCGCCTCAATTGCTTTATTGTATGAATCTTTGGCGGCTGCCAAACGTACCGGAATCTCTGCCAATCTCCCCTTTCTTTCTTCCATACGTAAACGCACGCCCTTTGCTTTCTCAACCAACTTTGCGTTTTCCTGCTGTTCTTTCATCAGTTCCGTAATGTCCTTTGGTTTGGCATACGTTTTCAAATCCTGCGTTGTCAATCCCTGCCCGGCTGCATCTGATATTGATTTGTAGGTTTTCAAATCTCGGTTTACTCCGGTACGTTCTGTTTTAAGCCCGGCAACGGTTGTATCAATTTCGGCAATCCTTGTTCTTACTTCTTCCGGCAACAAAGACTTTACAACCTCAATTTGCTTTCTGCGTCCCTCGGCGGTTTCCGACCAACGGGAAAATTCCACGGCGTCAAAATCTGTATAACCGAAAATCTTTTGCAACATAGAAACGTTATCACTTTTCATTCCGGTTGTCTTTGATTTAATTGATAACGTGCCACGTGGGTTTGCTTTTGTGAATTTCAATTCAACCTCGTATTCCTCTCCGTCGTCGCCGACAATCATTTTTGCAAAACCTTTGCTTTCTCCGTTCTTCAATACGGCGTCACGGTTCCCGGTCAACAAAGCCCCAATTGCTTTTAATACGGTTGATTTTCCCAACTCATTATCTCCGGTAATGAAATAAACGTTACCGTCGAAATCTGCGTTAAACTCTTTAATTACTTGGAAATTTACCAATTCTAATTTCTTAACTATCATTTTTGCTCTCGGTTTGTGCCGGGGTTTCCCCCGGCGGTTAATATTATTTTTTTGTTTCTCTCATTCTTTGGTATATCAATGTTTGCACCTTAACAAATGCGTCCCGGCTTTCTTTCGCTTCCTCAACCGTGCAATCAGCAATGAAATTTTCCAAACGCTTGTATAATTCGTTCAACTCTTTGTCGCTCATTGCGTGCCGGGTTGCTCCTACTTCATCAATAAACTTTCCCATCAGAAACCCGGTTTTAATTTCAATTGTTTCAAAACTTCTTTCAACTCTGAATCTGTGTAATTTTGCGCAATCTCTTTTGATACGCAATTGTGGTTCATAGCAATTGTTATCGCTCTTTCTCTGCTAATCTTAATTTGCTTTCTTTTAATCATAGCTTTATATTTTATCCGGGAACCCGCCCGGTCGGTTATTTATTGATACAATTCTTTATAATCTAAAATCGAACATATTTTATTTAATTTCATTTCATTTTTAGCATACTCAAATAAATCATTTCTATATATTGACGTAAATACTATTTCTTTCGTCTTTTTTTCTCTTATGAAATACAAATATTGTCCTCCACCATATACATTTTTTATCAATTCTAATATTATGTAATATTCTGTATCAACTAAATTTATTAATTCGTTTCTTGTTGATTTTTTGTTTGTTAATTCTTTATTTATCATATTATTAAAATTTACATTACCGGGAACCCGCCCTGTCGGTGCGTTGAACTTTCAACACTGCAAATATACCTATATTATTTTAATCTCCAAAAGTTTTTCTTTTTATTTTTCAAAAAAAACAAAGAAGCCCGGCAATATTACATGCCGGGCATACCTTAAAACATTTTCAATTGTTTATCAAACATCTTTGCAATAACTGCATCAACTTCACTTTCTAATTTCTTGCAGGTCGCTAATATTTCCGGGCGACGCTGCGCAAAATATCTGCGTTGATTATGACGCATTTGTCGGATTAACTCGGCGAACTCTTCCAACGTTATTTTTCCCGGATTTTCGATTTGCGGGGTTTTTCTTCTTCCATGTATATTTTATCCATTTTGAAATTAAAATCGCTCTACGTGGCTAAAACAAACGTTCGTGCATGTTTCTTGGTAAATTCTGACGCACCCAACCGGGGTTGTTGCGCAAAATGTATCGTCCAAAGTGCATTATCAACGTGGCGTCGGCGTTCCACAATGTCGGTTTCAATTCCGGGTACAAATTCCCGGCAATCTCTTTGTATCTGCGTTTTCGCTCGCTCTTTTCCTCCTTTTTCCGGCTTATCTTTGCCCGCAACTTCAATTCGTTTTGCCATTTCATAGGATGCGCCATAACAAACGGAATGTCGCAAACTGAAATGATTGCTTTCAACTGCTCAAAGTTTGCCATCATCTTTTGTATTCGGTACAACTTTCCCATATTGACGCCATCGGCACCCGGCGTTATATCATCCGGGCGCACACTTAGTTTTTCAAGAAAAACAATTGGCGAACATATTGTTTTCAAATGATTCAAATAATCTCTTATGTCGTTTATATCCTCCGGCATTTTTATGGCGGTTATATTGTGGTTTGGTCGCCATGTTACTATACCACCACTTGCTCCGGGGTCAATCCCAACTATACAATCAATTTTCATCTTTATATCCTCCCGCTTTTGTAAAATAACCTATTACGCCAATTATAAAGCAAACAATAAATAGTTCCATATTTAAAACTTCATGTAGTTATCAACTTGCATTTCCTCGGAAATCATCCGGTCAAATGCTTTTATAATCTCCTTTTTCCGGGCAACCTCAAACGCCGTAAAATCAATTTCCGGGCTTTCGGTTCCTTTCCGGCGAACTTGAAACGCCGTATATTGGTTTATCATTCCACGGGCTACACGCTGCATATACCGGGCAAACGCTTCTTTTCGGTCGTCCTCTTTAACTTGTACATCATCAGCCAACCCGCATTTTTGCAACCATTCATACAAAAACATATCATCAGTTAGCCCCAATATTAATTTCCCGGTGTATTTGTAGCAAAGGAAAATATAACGGTTCCGCCATTGTCTTTGTATCTCAAATCTCCGGATTTGCTCCGGCGAAATTTCATTGTTTTTTTCCGGTATAGCTTTGTATGCTTTGTCAATTACATCTGTCTGCTTTTGCTTGTATGCTTTCAGAATCTTTGCAAAGTAATCGGCGTTGAACTGTTGATAATGGTTTTTGTCCGGGTTCCCGTGTTTATCTTTCGGCAAAAATTCGTCTAATTCCCCGGTCGTCGCCAACTCAAAAGCTATCTTAATATCCGCCAACGTCATATCAGAGTGATAACGTTTCAGAATATCCAACAACCGGGATTGTATATAATTCCAATCATTTTCATTCTGTGGTATTATATAACCAACGTCCATTGCTATACGCTTAAACAACAACGAAAGATTTTCAACTAATTTTGCATCGTCAATTTCCGCAATTGGTGTTTTTGTTGACGCTGCGAAAACATATTTTTCAACTGGGTTTAATGCTTTGGCAACCTCCGGCAATTGCATCATTCTACGGCGTACTTCAATGGCTTTTGTTCCGGGCTTGGTATTATATATTTCTAAAGCCGTATTTTCTTTTTTTTCAATTGCTCCCATATCAATCAAAATCATTGTTTAAATACTTCATCATATCCGCAATTTCTTTGCTGCTTTGCTGCTCTGTCTTTACGGAACGTTTCATTTTTTCCCATTTTTCGTATTTTTCGGGGGTTGAATCATATTCTAACGCCGCCCAACCTTTTGAAATGCTTTCTTTTATCAGAATCAGCGCAAATTCTTCCGGGTATTTACTCAAACCATTTAAGTTTGCTTGTATCGCTGAAAAACTCTTTTGCGACGTTCTCCATTTCGGTTGACACATCAAAATATAAAAGTTCCGTTTAAATTCATCGCTATCAAATGGGAATACAAGTTTTGCAAAGTAATTATCAACTTTATCAATTACTTGTTTTCTGACGTCCAACAATTCCGGGGTAAACCCATAAACAATACTTGCTTTAACTGTTTTTTCTTCGTTTGAAAAATCGGCTTGTGAAAATCCGTCCGGATTTTCTTTAGATGCTTTAGCATCTTTCTTTATAGTATTATTAATATTATTATTATTAATATTATAGTCTTGTAGTCCGTTTTCGGACTGATTAAAGTCCGTTTTCGGACTGTTGTTTAGTCCGTTTTCGGACTGCTGTATATTAATATTATAGTCTTGTAGTCCGTTTTCGGACTGATTAAAGTCCGTTTCGCTTCTGTTCCATGTTTTACATTTTTCTGTAAATCTTAGATACTTTGTTTTCCCAAAAGAACTCAACTCAATAAATCCTCTGTCTGCAAGTTCTTTAATGTTTTTGTAAACTCTTTTAGGGATTGAAAAAAGCAACGGAAAATCATCTACCATTTTTGTTTCTGAATATTGATACCAAACAATGCCATCAACCGTAATTGTATTAGTCCACGTTGGCAATGTCATACACGCTGCAAGCGTTGTTGTTTGAACAATAGTCAGTTCATTTGCAACGGCGAATCTTTGGTCAATCAAAATATTGTAAGTCATAATTAAAAAAGAAAAGCCCCAATTAGAGCCGTTACACATCTAAAAGGGGCTTTGTAGCTAATTAGCAAATATCTTTCAATCGGTAACGGTCGATTGTTTATGCTGCAAAAATAGATGTTTTTTTTGAATTATCAAACATTATTGGTTAATTCTGCGATAAAGCCCTTAATATTTTGCTTTCTTATATGTCCTTTTAATACCCTCCCCTCAGAGAATACTGTATAATAGCCTAATCTATTCCATGAAACTACGTTGTTAGTCCTATTTTCCAGATGTATATAGGTTCCACCCTTAGAATTTAAGTCATACAAAAACCGGAGTAACCTTATAGCTTCCTCCTTATCCCCAAGGTAAACAGTAATATACTTTTGATATATATTACTAGTTTTAAGCATAATGTAATAATGGTCTATACACCCATTCACCTTTGCAGCGCACAATTTTTGGTTCCCAAGGTCTGTTACTTTCAACGTTTCAACCTCTACTACAGTTTGGGCATACACGCTTACACACATTACTGATATCACTAAAAACAAAATAATTTTCTTCATTCTTCTATCAATTTTATTGGCTTAAATGCTTCAGTTACTTTACGCAAATTCCCCTCGCTTTCGTTCGGAACAATGGAAACGACCGGATAACGGGAACGGTCGCCGGGCTTTTGAGAGACGGCAAATTGTACGTTCATATCCCAAACTATACCCTTAACAAATCCCCGTTCCTGCAACATGGCGTCGAACGTGTCTCGGATATTTGGAATTGTTGACGCCGTACCCTTTGTTACGAACTGCCAAACCCCGGCAACCCCACGCACCAACGGAATAATGAAAGTTACGGTTAACGTTACAATCCATCCGTCGCCGCCATTCTTAACAGCCCGGTTTGGGTGCTTTTCCGTAACCCCTGCCATCAAATTAGGATAATCCTTTGTACTGTATTGTGCATATTGTTTTCCGTTCCATACAAAGAACGTTTCCCCATCGCCGTATGCTATGCGTCGCCCGTCGTCGTCCCGGTATTCGTACATTTCATTGCAAACCTTTTCCGGGGCGTCGTCCGGGAAAACAATCTGTATTGTTTGCGGTTTCTCGCCGTATGCTTTCGTAAACAATCCTGCATACTTTCCGGTTGGTATAAAATAATCAACGCTTTTTGGGTATTCTTTGCCGTTTGCCGCCTTTTCCTTGTACCCTACTTTGATAAACCCCACACGTGGCAAAACAACACGTTGTATGCCGGTGGTTGGTCTGTTTATGTTTATACGTCCTTTCATAATCAAATATCAATTTCAGTATTCAACAAATCTTTCTTTGTCACGGGTTCCGGCTTTTTAGGCTGTTTTTCTTCGATTTTAGCCACTTTTTCTTTTTTTGGTGTAATTGTACGTTTTGTGGTTTTCTTTTCCTTGACGGGCTTGTTTTCCGCCGTTTTTGCCGTTTTTCGTGTGGTTCTCTTTACGGTCTTGGTTTTCTTTTCCTCCGGTTCCGGCTGTGGTTCGGGTTCCGGGTCTTTCTTCAAATCCTCAACGGTAACGGCTTTTTCCGGTTCCGGCTTTTTCTTTTCCGCCGGGGCTTTGCTTTTAACAAGTTCCGCCAACGTCAGCGAAACAATATTGTTTGTCAAATCCGGTTCGTTATCCAATGATATTTCCCCGGAAACCGCCGTAAATGTATTATCCCGTTTTTCGTCCTCAATTGCTGCCAACTCCAAAAGATACGGGATTTTCTTTGCGTTCGGGCTGTCGGTTTGGTCTTTCAAATTGTACGTCGGTTTCTTTCGCCAATCTTTCGGGCTGAAATTGAAAACACGGTCAATCGGAATATCCGGGAAATTTTCGTTCCACATCATCGCATATAAATGCAACTGAATTTCCGCTTCTTCGTAAAATCCTTTGCGCCCGCTTTTGAAATCCACAATTGCGTTTATGTATTCTTTTGAACCGGGCTTTGATAACATCGTACACGGCAAATCAATCATTCCGGCGTAATTATGAACGGGGTGTACCAACGCAATTTCCACGGCTAACGGTTTAACGTCATAATCCAAAACAAATTGCGCAAATGCCAATATGTCCTTTTTGAAATCATCAGCGTAATAAATGAAATCGGCTGGCAATTTGTTGTTATCAATATAATCTTTCAATTTGGCTTTCAGTCCGTCCAAATCATAAACCCGGTTAATTATAAGTTCCTCAAATTGGGCGTGCATAAATGTACCATACGCCGCCCGTTCTGCTTTGTATCGTTCCGCCTCGTCAATACCTTTGTCGGCAATCCATTTAATCAGAAATTCCGATTTTGGCATTGTCTGCGATAATATGGTTGTAACTGACGGATAAAATTCCGGGGTTCCGTTGTCGTCAAACTTGTAATAATATCGGTGTCCTTTGCTGTTTAGCTGCCATACTTTATACGGCGGTTCAATCAACGCACCATCAAAAAACATTGCTGTCATTTCCTCAACCGTCATGCCCGGCACAATTTCAAAAGCCCCGGCGGGCTGTTCTATTTCGACGGCATCCAATCCGGGGACAATCTGTTGTTCATCGTTTATTTCCGGGAATTTATCGGCGGGCAATTGTCCCATTGCTTCCGCCAACTTCTTAACCGCATTTACTGCGTTACCCATTGTGTTTGCAATACTTTTTTCCGGGTTTTCCGGCTGTTTCTTTTTCGCTCTCATGTTATTTGCTCTTTAATTCGTTAAACAATACATAAACCATTAATCCACACATTGCAGAAAACAAAAAATGGATATAATTCCAAAATCCGGCAATAAAACATATTACTCCGAAAATGCTAAATATCATTGCAAAAACCTTTGCTTGCCACGCATCGGAAAAGAAAACATCAACCATCTTTTCCATTTTTTCGATAAACTTCTTTTTCATGGTTTTAATCCTCCATTCCAAACAGATAATCGGCGGAACAACCGCACATTTCGCAAATTATTACTACCCATTCCGGGACAATCCGTTTGGTCGTGCCGTTACATAAATTCGTCATGTTTACCTGTTGTGCGCTCTCGCTTGCACCCTCAAAAAGACGGGCGGCAATGTCTTTTTTCAAAACCTTTTTCCCGTTCGCCTCGGAACGGGCGATTGCTTCGTTTACTCTTAATCTCAATGCCATAACTTTAATTTTTATTGTTAATAACTCGGTTCGTTACTCTCTTTGTATCCGCAATGCGTACACGTTGTTTCCTCCCAAATTGGGGTATATTCCGGGGGCGTAATATATCCGTCCCCGCCTGTTTGCTTATATTCGCCGTCCGTAACCTCCATTTCGCCGCCACACTCCGGGCAATCCCCGTCGCCAATCAACACACATTCCAATAATGCGTCCAAATGTACCGATTTTACAACGTTGATACCAATTGCACGTATAACCCCGGCAATCTCAACAACGGTAATATCCCGTTCGTAACAATCGGAAATTGGGCAACCCCAATTGTCCGGCGTTTCCTCAATTATTTTTTTATTGAGTAATTCCGAAACGATAATGTCGGATACCTGTTTGGCGGGTTTCCCGGAAAGGGTCGCCAACTCGTTTAATTCTTTGCTTTCTTTTACTCTCATATCTTTGCCGGGTATTCCCCCCGGTAGGTTTTATTTTTCTTCTTTATACAAAATTCCCTTATATGGTTTCCCGGTATCGACACTCTTTTTTATCAAATGTCTGTACATACCCCGATTTTCCGCATCTATATAATTGTCAAAACGAACACATTCTTTCCCGTCCGCTCCATATCCGACTATTTGGCAATTATATTTAATTTTATTTCGCCTTGCGGGTTTATAGTTCATATTTTCCTTTTGCGTACACCAACGTAAATTGTCTGCAAAATTATGATACTTAACCCCGTCGATATGGTCAACGTATGGTTTGTTTTCCGGGTTCGGGATGAAAGCCGCCGCGACTAATCGGCTAACTTGAAACTTCGTATTTACTCTGTTTTTTGATAAAGTAACACATAAACCGGACGTTGCGGGTTTACAAGGCGTCAAAATTATATTGCTATCTAATGACTTTATACGCCCGTAATTGCTTACTTCATATAACCCCTCATAGTCTTTTATTTCTTTCCAAATTTCCATACTACTAATTTTATTCTGCAAATATAAATATTATTTTTGGTTTTGCAAATGCAATAGTATTTTATTTATCTATTTTCCAAAAATATATCTTTGTTTCTAAAATCATTTTTGCGAGGTGCGTTGGATAATCGGATTTTTAATCTACCTTTGCAATACCGCATCAACCAAATATCGCTCTCGGTTACTGCGTAAAATTCCCCCGGTGTATATTGATTTATGACGCCGGGGGGCTTTTTATTTCTTACTCTGATAATACAACCATTTGTAAATTTCGCCGTAATATCCGGTTTCCAATACTGCTTTTATTTTATCCTGCTTTCTTAATGCGTACCGCATGGCTTTTAAGTATTAAACCGGGGATTGCTCCCCGGCTGTTTATTATTTCAAATATGCAATTGTAAGTCCGTTCAACATCTGTTTTCCGTATTCGATAATTTCAGAAACTTTCTTTTCTATTGTTTCCGGGTCTGTTGGGAAACGTTCGTCTATGCTTTTATAAAAATCCGCTTTGTATGTTTCCAACCATTCCGGGGATTTGCCTAAACGCCTTTCTATCGCAATACATTGTCGTGCCTCTTTCAATGCCGCCTCACGGTCTGCCATATATACGGACGTTGAATAATTAGCCCGTTTTTGGGCCCCTGCCAATCGTTTTCCGTAATCTCCTTTTCCTACCAAATCCAAACGACCAAAATAAAATTCGCCGCTAACGCTGCACGCCACATAATCACGGGTTGACGTCCTTTTTGAAACAACGTTTCCGTTTTCGTCCTTAACTTCATATAAGTATTTTTTGCCCTTTTGGGTCTTTGTCAAAATGTACTTTTCCATGTCTTTGTTATTTTATGCCGGGGTTTCCCCCGGCGTTGTTTATGCAATACGAATTAAATTAGCTTTTTTGAAACATCTATATTCCTGCTTTTCGGTGTCGAAATATGTTTGAACCGTGTCGACTGGTTTACGGGTTCCGGTTGGTGCCGGGATTATGTCCGGGTTTGTGGTTCCGTATGCCTCACGCAATGAACCGTCTATTTTCTGAAAGTAGAATTTTACAATTCGCTTTTTCATTTCGGCTTTTAGCTTCATGTTTAACCATGCACATTTTAAAGCCTCTGAAAGTTTGTAACCATTGCGTTTTACGAATTGCCACGCCAATTTGAAAATCTCACTTAATTTGTTTCTTTTTTCTGAACTCATACGAATTTGTATTTGGTTCCGGGAACCCGCCCGGTCGGATATTATTTAACATAGAAACTTATCTTTATTCCTCTGCGCAATTTGCAAACGGTTTTATCATCAGTGCCATTAAATGCACGGCGCAACATCTTATTAGCCATTTCAACGCCAATCAATTCAATCAATCCTTTAACGCCTACCAACTTGTTAACCTTTTTACCGTCAACAATACCGTTGATTTTAATGCGGAAATTGCGATTAATTTCTTTTGTTGTGTATAATAAACCGTTGTAAATTGTTGTTGCCATTTTGATTTTCTTTTAATTGTTCGGGGTAAACGCCCCGTCGTTGTTGTTTGACAATGCAAATATACAACCTTTATTTTAATTACCAAAAGAATTTCTTTTTATTTTATCGGAAAATGGCAAAAAATTCTGTTTTTGGTTCAAAAGATAGTTATTTTGGTCGAATTTTCGATTTAAGCCACTTTTTCGGGCGAAATGTGTAATTTATCCATCCGGGAAAGAAAAGCCCGCTACGGGGCTAAAAATGGGCAAAACGAAAAAAGCCGGGGGAAACCCGGCTAATCCTTGAAAAAATCTTTAATTATATGGTCAAATGTAATTCGATACAAAGATAGTTATTTTTCGATTGTTATAACCTCAAACCCGGTAATTTTTGTATGTGGATTTTTTGAAACAATATCAAATTCACGGTTTTTTATCCGTTTTGTTTTCCATAAAAAACCTAACCAACGCTTATATTGCACAGTTTCCGTTATTAAAAGGCTATCCCGTGTTATAATTTTGCCCGAAAACGTATTATTTTTAATACATCCGTCAAAATCAACCCATTTGTCGGAATACTCAATACAACGTAATACAGTCGTAACCGTATCGCCGGGCAAATATACAACACTATCCCGGACGGTTGCCCGCAATTCGTTGATTGTTTCCATTTGGGTTGTTGTAACCCGTTCCAACTCCCGGTTCTTTGTCTGCAACGTCTTTATCAACTCCGCATCGCTCGCCCGGTATCTTTCAAACTCTGACAATTTCAGTTCCAAAACCCCAACTTTTGCGGCGTTCAAACTATCCTTTGTTTTGTACGTTTCGACGTCCTGCAACAATGTTTCTGTATTTCCCCGGTATCTGTTCCGTTCGTCCGTCAATTTTTCAATTTTCGTTCGTTGCACCCATATTGTTGCAACGGCGGCAACTACCATCGCAATTGCCGCCCAAATCAAATACTTTTTCATACAATTTTCTTTATTGCTTCAAAATGTACCTTTGCAATCCTTTCTTTTCCGTCGTCGCTCATCATAAAACGGCAATCCTTTTCATTATCAAAAAAGAAGTTTTCAGATAATACCGCCGGGCAAACAGTATGTTTCAGAATATAAAATTGGCTTTCTTTGTCCGGGTCGCCGTCGCAATGGTCGAAACGCATTTTCCAACCATCCGGGGCAAACTCCTTTTCTGCCTCATTACAAAGGACGGTTGCAATTTCATCGGCTTTCGTTTTGCCGACGCTTGTATAACATTCCCATCCGGTGCCGCCTCCGGCGTTCCCGTGTATGCTGAACAATACGGCGTTCTGCCCGCAATCGTCATATATCACGTTAGCACGGCGGCAACGTTCCGGTAATGATACGTCGTTGTCCTCCGGTACCAAAATTTCAAACTTTATTCCCTCCGCTTTCAACATCGCCGCAATACGGCGTACAATATCACGGTTAAACTCCCATTCTAACAATTGGGAACCGTCGCCCCAAATGGGGGAACGTTTCCCGGCGCAATCCACGCCGTGGCCTCCATCAAGAATAATTACTTTCTGTTTCATAACTCCATTTAAAATTTTTATTGTAAATGGGGACGGGCTGTTGGCTTGCCCTTTCGGTCGGTTAATTACTCCGCCTATCCCCGTTGCAAATATAATTATTTATTTACTCATTTTCTTTTTTATGGGGCTTTTCGCCCCGGTTATTATTCATAAAATTCTGTTGCCCCCTTTTCTAACTCATCCGGTATAAACGGCATACCTACCATTTCTTTGAAGTTTACAATAACCTCAAACAAAGGTTTTCCGTCTGTTCCGCTTTGCAGATAAAAGCCATCATCAATATTTGAATTAGCCAAAAATCTAACTGACTCGCCCTGCTGAATTGGGAATGATATACTTTTAGACTGAATGTTCTTGGCAATCTTTCTGTTTGCTTCAATGGTTGTTGAATATCGGCTGTTTGGAACTTCCGTTAATGAACCATCCGGCGCAACCTTTACAGCCCAAAAATTTGCCTCATTCATTGTGCTTGTTTCGTTGTATGCCTGCCCGGAATACTGAATTGTTATAATTCCGTCCGCCTCTGCCAATAAATCTCCTTGAACTTTGTTAGGGTCTGACGCTCCGGGGTCTGCCCATGCGTTATTATTGCTAACCAAAGCCAAACCCTTTTTAATGCCCAAAGGTATATTTCCTGCGGTCTTGTTGTACGTATATCGGTAACTTGCATCGCCTGCCGGGGTCATAACAACAAATTTTGCATAGTCTTTCTGATATTCCAAATATTTTTCCGAAATATGCGAACTATCTGTTACTACCATTCGATTAAACCACGGGGTTATATCCCCCTCAAAATCATTCAATACCATAGTTGTTGGTATCTGCGAAGCATTAGGGAATATAATTACCGCAAATTCCTTTGCGTCAGTAGGAACAACAAACGTTTTTGTTGCTTCATGGATTCCGCTCACTGCATCCTCTGATATAAATAATTTGTCAGAAATGCTCCATCCTGCATTGAATTGCGGTTGGTCGTTATTGTAACTTACCAATTCCGGTGTTGGTGCTACATTTTCCGACCCGGTGTACTTCATCAATGCAACCACAAAGGCATTTTGTTTGTCTGTAATTTTAACGGTAGCTTTGTAATTTTTACCACGGCAAACAAAGGTGTCAAATCTGTTATATCGCTTAAACAAAGAAAATACGGGCAAATCCTTGTTATTATCTTTAACAATTAGTTGATTATTAGATATACTTACCTTTGCTGCTGTCTTAACTGACAAATATGTATTATCGCCGAAATACATTACATCATTATTGACGTCAATTTCCGGTTCGTCAAAAACCAAAGCCCTTGAAAGGTTCAAAGAGTTGTAACCGTAATATTTATTATTCATTTTGATTTGATACCCGGTAAACGCCATAAATGCTAACAATGCCTTTCCGACTCCATAGTCTTTGCCTACTGACTGAATCAACACACATGAATTTGCCCCAATAGACAATAATTCTTCATTTGGGAAATTGGTTTCTATACGCAAATGAACATCAGTATATGCTTTGGCTTGACACTCTCCTAAATACAATTCTTTTCGCTGCTCATCGCCCGCCTTGTAGTCAATTTGAACTGCCATAGGATTGCCGTTAACGTCCAATAACGGGGTATCTGTGTCGTCAACGAATTCAAGTCTAATCCAACCGTCCTGCGTAATTCTGTTATCCCCATATTGCGTTGGCTCAATATACAAGCCAATTAAAAAGGTTGTTCCTCCGGATATATTGGGGTCGTCCTGCGGGTCAATATCTTGTATAACGAAAGATTTCTTTTGCATATCTTGATATACAGCAATACCGCCTTTTACTTTCAAATCAGAAAACCACAATCGGGATTTTGGATATTTAGAATTTACCAATTCATCATTTCCTAACATTGCCAATATTCCCTCTGCATCTTTTCCCGGAACAACGGATAAATCAGCCTTGAAAATCGGGTCTCCATCGGGTGTTTGTCCGTTTCCCATTTGCGAAATACGAACCGTTCCATCCATACTTCCGACCTCTGTTGCTTTAAATGATTTTTTTGCTATTTTATCATTAAACAAAAATGGAACATTTCCCAAATTTACATTTGCTTCGTCTGTATCACTATCGTATTCAATAAAGAAAGGTTTTTTAAATCGTAAATTCTTTGTCTGCAACACAATATTTCCCTGCTCATCGCTTGTTGTTAGGCTGCTATCAATAGTTTTATACCACGGAATAAAATCCCACGTATTTTCGTTCTGAATAGGCAAAAAAATACCTGCAATCCCATTGCTTGTAACGGTTATTGGTGTATTTGCCCCATCAATACTTTCTCCGGCTGCCGGGCTAATTATTGCCTTGTAATTGGCTGCCCCCGGTTCTTGTATAAGTTCCAAAATGATAATTCGGTTATCCGATACGGGCGGCAATGTCTGTTGAATTGTTTGGTTGTTGCTCATCTGATAAACCAACAACAAAGTTGTACTTTTGTTGTACGGGTCTGTATTCAGATTTACCCCCTTTTGTACCTCTTGGCGGTTGGCATAGAATAACGCCTTAATCTGCTCGTTTGTCTTTCCTGCTGTTGCCGGGTGCGCTGTTTTAGACAATGCAATAAAAGCCGCATTTTGCTTAATCATACGGTCAAACTCTGTTGGGCTTATTGGGTTCTTTGCGTCTGCCAATCCTGCCGCCAAACCTTTTTCTTTGAGTTTTGCCAAATCTACGTCCGCTAAATCATTCTGAGCAAAATTACCGTCCTTTGCTTTTTTCTCAAAGTCTTTTGCATCAACATTTGAAAGGTTTTTGCTTGCCCCGCCCAATGCCGCCAGCGTTGCGGCAAACGCCGGGGTTTTTACATACTTATCCAAATAATCTTTAATCCATTGTTCGTCCGCTCCTGCCGGAACCCACGGAATTTGTGCTGCATCATTAATTTCTATTGGCAAATATACATCAACCCACATTGCGCCCTGTCTATCTGAAAGGAATGTACCTTTCTGAACCACTTCAACGCCCAATTTCTGTTGGTTCTCTGAAATGTATGTTCCGGTTATTGCTTTTGCATCGCCCAAAAAAGTTTGCGTATAAACCTGCATTTGCCCCAAACCCAAAAGCGGAACGATATTAAACAACAACATATCGTTCTGAATCTTACAATTGGTGCAAACCCCTTTGTTTACCTCAAATTCAAACGGCTTACCGCTTCCGGTAAAAATCGAACCTTTGACGTGTACGGAATCCGCCTTAATTGGGGCGTTGTTCTTATCCCGGAACATCATCATAATAATTTGGCTACTGCCTGCTGATAATTGCTTTAATTGTGCCATAATCATTTGAATTTTTTCTTGTTAATACTATGTTTATCATTAATCGCCTTTATTAGCTTTTCGGCTTCTTCTTTCGTTATACACTTGACTATTTCCGCCGCCATATCTATTGCCTCAACTGCATTGCTTTGTTTGAGTTCGTAATTCTCTTTCATGCTCCAACCCTCCCTTAATAGAATACCCAATGTCAGTAATACAACAAAAAATGGAATACTGTAAAAAGGAAAAACCATAAGCCCCAAAACATCAATCATCAATACGTATAAAACTAAACGCAAATAGTCTATGATTTTTTGCCCGGTTTTCCGCATCGGGTGGCTGCTTAATTTTTCTTTTCTCGCTTTCACGGCTTCGTATGCCGTCCAAAAATCAAAGAATGTCGCAAATACTACAAAAACACAACATACAAAGATTATTATCAAACAAACTTTCATGTCGTGTTGAATGAAATAAAAATACTTTTCCATCGGTCTTTTTTTGTGGTGCGGATTGTTCCGCACCGGGTTAAACTTTGCATATTTTGATAAAATATTTTTTTTCAAATATTCCCTAACAACAAAAACCTTTGTTGGTGTTACATAACAAATAACGGGCTAACCGTTGAAATGGCAATAATACGCCATTGTTCCAAATTCATAATTCTTTCCATATATACTACATACTTAATGTTTTAATTTCCCCATCCGATATATACATTAATCTTAATTGATTTTCTATTGTAAATAAATCATCTACGTTATTTAACCATTGTATATTGTCGTTAATAATATCTTTATTGTTTTCTATACCTGCTATTACAACGTTTTTAAAATTAATATTAGAGAAATCTGTAACATTATCAGTATCTCTTGCAAACTTTTCAACTGCACCGCTTTTATGTTTACAAGCAAATGTACAATTACTGAAATAGAAATTAGAATTTCCATTCCAAAACGAAAATGTGGTTGCTAATTCATTAGTACTCTCATCTTCACTTTCTTTATAAATCAATATAGATACATTGTCAAAAGTCAAATAACCATATTGTTTATTATATCCTACATCGTACATTAGATATACTCCTCCTTTTTCAGATATTACCTTTAAATGAGTATTTTTTAATTTCCCATTTTGGTTTTTTGTTGGTGGTGTTATAATCGGCGTTTTAGAATTTGGATTTAATGTTCCAAACACTCCATCAATTATTGTATTATTTCGATATACAGCTATTGACGCACAATTATTTAATGTTATGTTTTTTATGTATGTATTAGCTACATTTGGGGAATCTGACGCATACGATAGATTTTCCGCATAACAATTAATAACGTATGCTCTATTATATGTCACGACGGGGTTTGAAGTATTTGTACCATGCCCGTCAAACAATTCTCCCAGCCTATCTTTTCTCCTACTTATTGCCTTGCATCCAAATATTACTATTTCTTCGTAAAACGTTTGGTCGTTTTTAGGCTGATAATGATAATGTTTTCCAATACCCTCCAAAACGTCTGTTTTGCAATTCATGAACCATGAACATTCATAATGGAATCCATGTCTTACAAAATTATATAATTCTACATTTTCGTTAAATTTACACGGGTCAACCACGTTAAAGCATATTGTTTGCCATATAAAGTTTCTCAAATCATTATCCTTTCCGGAAAATTTAACCAACTGCCCAACACTTCTTGTTATCTGTATTTTGTGCGTATTTAATACTGTTTGGACGGTTGGGTCAAATGATACAGCGAAGTATATATAATTAGTACCTGCTTCCCATCCATTACTGAAACCTTTATTTAGATACGCATCACACCATGCCGAATTATCAACATTACTTTGTAAATATTGCATTGCACCATTTTTAGTAATTACGTCATAACTACTTGGAGTGTATCCGGTATATATTGTCCAATCCCCACACGCTTTCCCGTCTATAAACACTTGTATTGCTGCTCTGTCACTTCCGTTTGCTCCGTTATTCTCCCATTCTATTCTATAAATGTTGTTATATCCTACGACCTTTTCTATCTTAGAGGAGTTTGTTATATCAATTAGGTTGTATGATATTGGTTTTTCTTTTGTGGGGTCACCATAACAATCAATGATAATGCCATTTTTTTTAATAGTTTCTTCGGCAATAAATACACTACCTCTTTTTATTAACAGAGTGTCACCATCTATAAGTATTTCATTTGCTTTTGTAAGAGTTTTTACAGCTGTATCTTGAGACAATCCATTATCATCATCGTTACCTCCAACTGTATCAACATATACAATCTTACTTGCAGAAGTCATATACTTATTATGGGCAATAGCTCTTTCTCCATAGAATTTTCCACACACCTCATCAATTAGATGTTCATCTATATCTGTGTTGAATGGTTTTATATTTTTAATTGTAGTAAATTCTTCTTTTGTAGCAAATCTAAATTCTTTTCTTATAATCTTGGCTGTTGCCCCTTGATATACGTTTGTTCCAAGTTTAACTTCTGTAATTCCTTTGGGTACAATATATGTACCGCTCGTTAAAGACGCAATTCCAGCAACTGAATCAGACTGAGAATACGCCCCATTTTTCCATGCGCCAATCATACAGAAATTACTTGCTTCTGATAAGGTATAATCAATTCTATCCCCTTCAAATACTGCTATCTTTTCTGTTACATAATGACCACTACCAGCGTTACTACCGTTTGAATAGGCAATACCATTACCAGATGAATTGTTGATAATTATATTATCCTCCTCATTAGAATATAACACTCCGTCTATCTGTGCAATACTTTCTGTTAGTTCTTTTTTCCCATTTTCATTTTCTTTCTTATAAGCCTCAAACTCAACTTTATTAATAAAATTATCTACATAATTAATAATTTTTGCGTTTGCGCTTTGTAAAGTTTCTTTCCTTGTTTGAACAATTGCAAATTTTACATTTTTGTTTGTATTTACATATATTCCCTCTTTAAAGTTTCCGTAACCACTATACACGCCCGTTGCTCCAACAATTTGATTTTCTAAAATTCTTCGTTTTTCAGAATCGAATAATGCTAAAATGCAATAATTTTGCCATCCGTCAAGTTTGTATTCTATTTTATCCCCATAGTTTATTGGTAAAAAATCAGATTTTACCCAACCATTGCCCGCTGTACTTCCTGCCGCTGTGTATCCTGCACCATTATCATCAATAGTTACATCTGATACAATTTCATTTTTTATTGTATTTAAAATTGTATTTATTAATATGTCCAATTCCTCCATTTTTTCAGCTGAGGCAATTCCGGTTTCTTCTTTTTTCCAAATCCCATTTTTGTTTACAAAAAAAACAACCTCATTTTGCAATATTATTCCACTGAAATTGGAATATGTTCCATTTTCATACGCAATATAGAATATATTTTGGTCTGGCGTTCCCGGTATTGTATCCGGCTTCGCAAATCCTGCAAATGTTGCATTACTCCCTATATTGCTAACCATCGACAACAACACTGATTGCAACACATCCCCCGTGATTTCTTGCCCGCCGTTTGCTTTGATAACGGCGGCAATTGCTGCTTTTAATTGTTCATAATTTCCCATAATTTGATCATTTAATTGTTTTTGAAATCATTATTGAAATCTTCGTTAAAATCTCCTTTGTTTGCTATTATATAGCCACGTCCTATTTTCTTCACGACGGTATTTGTTTTAAACTCAATTTCCACGCTCGCCAAATCCCCCTGCGTTTGCCATTTCGGGGTAATTAAAAACGTGTCGCAATCGTATTCCCTGCCGTATTTATCCGTTATATGAATGTAATCAGCCATACGGATAAAACGCATAACGTCGCAAAGGAACTCCGGTGCCAATATCGTACATTTAAACGTTTTGACTGATATTTGTTTTTCCGGAAAAAAATACCCGTCCCGTTCTTCGCCGTCCTCTTCAAATTCATAATCCGGTTTTCCCAACTCTGTACAAAGGTACAACGTATTTTTGAAATCCGGGTTTTTATATACTATTTGCCCGGCGTCAAATACCAAATTATCAATGTCCCACCATTGTATTTTTAAGTAACCGGAAATATCTTGTACGACCGTGAACATTTCGGAATACCACGTTTGCACGCCATCCGATAACGTCATATAATATATTCCGTCCAACTGATTTAATGGCATGGGTAATATTGACGGGTACAATATAACATCATAACCCAACGTTTGAAACCGGACAATCTGCAATCCGGTTTCTTTCATATACGTTGTTATGTTTGCAACTTGCTTTCCGGTCTTTTCATACAATACCACTGACGTAACATTATTTGACCGTGTGTTTCTGATTATCTGAAACGGTAACAATCTATCAGCCGGGGCAAATAACGGGTAAATTGCGCCGTATGCGTAACTTTTTCTGTGGTTCTGTTCATTTATTGACGTGTACCACGGTAAAACACTTATGTTGTTATTCTGTATCATATTTCAACGTTGCTTTAATATTTCGACTACACAAATTTACCGAAAGTTTATCAACTTGACCGTTACCGATATATGTTTTAACTAAGTGCATCGGGTTTGGGTCTGTGGTTCCTGCCGGGAAATTCAATGTTTGTTTCTTTTTACGTTCCAATCCTCCCAAAGCATAATATTGGGAATTATTTATTTTGAAATTCCGTGCGGGCATATCATAAACCCAATATGTCGGTTGTATATTGATAAACGCTAAATAACCGTTTTGCAAATAGTATTCTACATTATCAACGGTTTGTCTTGTAAACGGCAATTCCAATTGTCCTCCGCCGGACGGTGTAACCGCCGCAAACAATGCGAATCCATCCGAACTAATTGCACCGGGGTTTAACAACATCAAATCAATATCAGACGTAAAATTGGAAATATTTATTTCTTCTATCTTTCCGGCTGTTACATATTTGGACGTAATTTCTATTGGTAAACCCTCAAATGGTGTTGTTACATCATCCATCCACTCAAATTGATAACGTTCCGGCATTTCTACTTTGTCAAATGAATATTCAGACGTTGCAAAAGCTAATTTTTTGCCGTTCCTAACGTTTTCTAATTGTGTTAAATCATAATCAATAATCGGGTTATATCCATACGAACCGCCATTTCTAAACCAACTTACCTGTTCAATTTTAAATTTTCCGTCCTCAATATACCAATAACATTTGTAAATATCCCGTAACATCGTCATAATCTGTTGTAATGTAATCGGGGCTTTTTGCGCCGGGGTTTTATATTCGCCATTAATGATATTACTTTTCTGACTTATTAGCAACTTAAATGACTGCCCGGAAATAGGATTGTTTGTGTTATAAAGAAATTGGCTGTATTCCGGCGTCGCTTCATGCGTTATTCCGGGCGCAAATTCTTTTAATAGCACATTGATACATGACGACAATGTAAACGCATCACGCAAAGTATATGCTTTTCGGGCTTTTTCCTCTAATATCCAATCCATCAGATAAAACCCAAACCATAACGACGCATAACGCCACGTTGACCGGGCGATTGGATAAAACGTTTGTCCATATATGGAAAAAGGCGGCGCAAAATACTTTCCACTGTCGGCTAATCCCCACTCGGTCGGCGTATCTGAAAAATTATTAGATATAAATGCCACGTCGATTGCGTAACCAATTGCCCGGCGGTAATTTCTATTATTATCTACAATATCATCGGACGACAACGGGTATGTATCTAAATCGTCTATTTTATCAACATCAACCAAATATCGGGCGTATATATTATAACTTTTCATATCGGCGTGCATCGTACCCGTTGCTCCGGAACCCTCAACGGCGGTTAAATCAAATTCCAACGTATCAAAAGGTTCTTGCGTTATCTTTGTATACCGGAACATTGCCACATCATCAGAACGGCGGCGTATCTCAACACCTGCTAGCCCAATAGGTAGCCCACCCGCAACTCGTTTTTGTGCAATATGGATATAATAATTTACATTTAATTCCGGGTATAAATCTCCCATAAATTCATCAGGACTTACACCCGTCGACATCCGCCCACTATAAAGCCCGGATATTACCGCCGGGGAACCTTGCGACGTAATTTGTATTTCTTTCAAAATATTACATAGTGCAAAATGATAGGTTTGTATTAATGCGTTTTGGTCAGTCGTGGCGTTTGCGTCTTGTTCCCAATTCGTGCCGCCCAAAAAGCACGAAACAATACTATCTCCGGGAACGTATATTTGTATCAATGGGCGTTTTCTTATTGTAAGAAATTCGATTTGTGGGGCCAACTCAATTAAATTGTATTCCTTTTCCAATCCTGCCAAAACGTCGTTGTATTGGTCTATTGTTTCCGGCTGTACCGTAACCAATTTATCATCATCATTAAACGTACAATCCGTTTTCATAAACTTTGCTTTATAGTATTGATTGTATGTTTGTCCCCAATCATCGCTTTTTTCGATATATAGGAAAAATTCAGAATCAAACGGGGCGTTATTGATAATATCGTAATCAGCACGGACAAAGTTTATTTTACCGGACAATTTAGCCCGGTAAAACCTTTGATTTGTTTCCAACTCATAATCCAACGTTAAATCATCCTTATAATTGGGGCGGACGGTTTGTTTAGTTCCGTCCTCCCCTATCTGCAAAAAGAATCTATATTTTGGTGTCATAGTCTTTTTATTTTACGTTTCAAATTCTTGTAACTTTCAATCGTATTTCCGTCGCCATCCACGTAAACCCGTCGTCGGTTCTGTTCCTTAATTTCCCTTACATCATCCGACAAATTGCGTAAATCCGGGCTTTGTCCGGTAACGTTTAACGTCAAACCGTCGCCGTCTGAATAGGATTTTAAATACTTATGTGCAAACGTACCATTGTTTAGCGAATTGATAACGTCCGGTATTATCTTTCTGAAACGGCGTGAACTTCGTTTATTTATCACGGCGAAAAATTCGCCTCCCTCGGCACGTCGGCGGGTTCCGTCCGGTTTCGTCCCTAAATCAATATCATTTCCGCTTTGGTGCGAACCGCCCTCCAAAAGTTCAACGGTACCGTCGCCGTATGTTTCCGTTCCTCCGGTTCCTCCAGTCTGTTTTGCCAATTGCGCCGCCTTGATTTTAGACGCTGCAAAACTCGCCCACATTACGGCAATTGCAGGTATTGCAAACGGGAAACCTAATTGCGACCATATCAGCGCCGTTGCTGTTACCATGTTTCCGATTTGCTGCAATGTTTGTATTGCTGCCTGCTGTTTTTGCGCTTTCTGTTGTTCTTTCAACGCCTTTTCTTGGTTTTTCTTTGCCAAATCCAACTCCTTTTGCGCTTGTACAACATTATTGGCGTACCCGTTTGCCCTTGCTTCCAATTCTGCATCCAACGCCGATTGTGCGGCGGAAACCTCTTTATCCGCTTGCTCAACGGCTGCATCTGCTGCGGCAACACGTGCCGCCGTGAATGTATTTAACGCATCCAATGCGTATTGCATAGACGTATTAATTGCCTCTTTTTGGTCGTCGTCCAAATTAAGCCCAAACAAACCGTAAATGTCTGTTCCTCGTTCCTCCCCTTTGGATTGCTCAATTTCTTGGTCTATTTTTTTAATAGTGTTTTGAATTGTTTGTACCTCAACATCAGACAATTTATTGGCGGCTTGCTGATTTAATTCTAAAACCTTTTGCAAACGTTCCTTTTCTGCTTGCAAACGGAATTGAGTTTTCCGGGCTTCTGAATTTCTCAACAAATCAAACTCCGATTGTGCCAACGCTTGTTGTTGGTCGAATATCTGTAATTGCGCTTGCAAATATTCGTCCACAATTCCGGCTCCCTTTGCGTCAAAACTTGCATTAATCGCCCCGGCGTCTTGCTGTTGCCCGGTCGGTTTCTGTTGGTTCTGTAATAATGCGGTTTGTCTTTCGTTTTCCAACAACTGCATCCGCAATTGTCTTTCCTGCTCGCTTCCCTTTTTGACTGCTTGCAAACGTAATTCAATGCTTTCTTTCTGCAACGCCAATTCCTGCAATTGTCGGTCTTGTTCGATTTTCAATAATGCCTCGGTTTGTTGCTGTTCCAACGCCGTAATTGTGGCGTTTATCGCTTGGCGTCCGGTTTCGTTCAAATCCTTTTCGGTCTGCAATTGGTGTTGTAAATCCTCAATTTGGCGGGAATACTGATATTGCGTTTGTTGGCGACGCTTTGCCCATTCGTCGGTTTCCAACTGCAATTGTGCATCCTGCAATTTTCGGGTTGCTTCCAAATTCTTTTTATATGCCGCCTCAATTTGTTTTGCTTGCTGTTCTGCTGCCTTTTCCGCATCGCTTTTACCCATCGGCGTTACGGTTGGGGCCTGTGTTGTTACGGGTTTGTTCCCGGCCGGTTCTTTTGGCGTATCTCCTACGGAAACGGGGATTGTTATCGGCTTTATTTTCTTTTGCATATCATCCAACCCCTCTTTGAAATTTTGGGTAATGTCCTTTACTTGTGCTTTTACCAAATTTCCGTATGCGGCTGCATAATCTGACAACCCTTTTTTAACGTCGTCAAAATCCAACGTAAACGCTCCCTTTAATGCGGTTCCGGTTGCTTTGACAATATCAATAAAGAATCCAAACAAATTTCCCAACGTGTCAAATGTGGTTTTAAATCCGGCAACTATACCGTTCCAAATGGCACGTATCAAAACACTTTCATTGTACAACTCAATAAAGTAATTGATTATATCAATGACCCCTTTTATTATTGCTGTTAAACCTTGATTTACGAAAACTTTTGCCTGCGTTGTCAACGTTTCAAAATTCCCGCCGGTTGCATCAAACAACCCGGATAATGCGTTTTGCAACTCAATTTGGCTTTGCAATTGTTCCTCTTGCAATTGTCCTAACAATCCGGCTTTCCCTTTTACTTCGTCCATGTTTGTTGAAATATCTTTCAACGTGCGCAAATACTGCAATCCTGCATCCTCTCCGGGACCGCCGAAAATATCAGCAATTGCCGTTCCAACCTGCGTTGCGCTGTCCGGTAATTCATTCAGTTTTGCCGAAATATCACGCATTACATCAAACGTTGTTTTGGCTCCGGTCTGCAAATCTTTTTGAACTTGTTCCGACGAAATACCGATACCGTCCAAAGCCGCCGCCGTCGCCGTCGTCATTTCACGCAAACGCAAATTTGCCTCCTTAATTGCGTCAACGCCTTTGTCTGAAAAGATACCCATTTTGTTTGTTTGGGTAACAATTGCAACAAATTGGTCTGCTGATATTCCCGCCTCTTTAAAATATGCCGGGTATTCTTTCAAATTATCCAAAAATTGCCCGGTAACATTTCCACCGGAAATAAATCCGTCTTTTACCAATTTCAACGCTTCATCTGCGGAAATTCCAAATTGCTTTGCAAGTGCATTTGCGGCAACAATCGTTTCTTTGAAATCAACGTTAAACGCATCTGCAACGGCTTGTACTTCATTTCTGAACGCTTTCAAATCGTCGCCCTCTTTCCCGGTAAATTGTTGCGTTAATCGTGTCGCCTCTACCAATCCGGCGTTATAATCATACCACCATTTGAACGCCGCACCCGCCGCCGCTACTCCGGCAATTGCCAAAAATACCGGGTTAGCCATCAATGTAAGCAAAGTTTTTCCCAATGCTTTTGCACCGTCGCCAATAGCTGTAAAAACGGCTTTACTTTCAGCCCCGCCACGTCCTAACGCCAAAAGACTTTCGCCAAATGCGCTATTTAAACC